TTATTGAAGAAGCTCATGAAAGGGCAGGATTAGGAAGATCATATAGTGGTGGTGATTATAGGACTGCTAGAAGATCTTTAAATTTATTAGCCCAAGAGTTTTCCAATAGAGGTGTTAATCTTTGGACTGTACAAGAAGCTACTCAAGCACTCAGTCAAGATACCTCGTCATACACACTACCATCTGATACTGTTGCTATATTGGATCATGTTATAAGAACTGGTACAGGCACAAGTCAGTCAGATATAACTATCAATAGAATTAGTGTTGGCGAGTACGCATCAATCACATCCAAAAATACAACTGGTAGACCTACCAAAATTTACATTGAAAGATTAAGAGATGCCCCTGTAATTAACCTATGGCCTGTGCCAAACAACAATACTTATACTTTGGTGTATTACAAAATTAGGCGTATCCATGATTCTGCTAACGGTGGTGAATATCAATACGATGCTCCAACAAGATTTTTGCCTGCTATTATATCAGGACTGTCCTATCAGTTAGCACTTAAAAATCCAAATGTAGTTGAAAGAGTTCAGTTGTTAAAAGGTTTGTACGAAGAAGATTTTCAACGTGCAGCCGAAGAAGACAGAGATAGATCTGATTTTAAAATTGTACCAGTGGTGTCATAGGAGATTAAATGAGTTTTGCATCAGGAAAAAATTCGTATGGAATATGTGACCGAACTGGTCTTAGATATAAATACAGAGATCTTGTATTTGAATATACCAACGGAACTAAAAACGGATTGAAGGTTGGCAGAGATGTGGTTGATAAAGATCATCCTCAAAACAAACTTGGTAAAGTAAGAGTACATGATCCACAATCATTGAGAGATGCAAGACCAGATGTAGCTGAAACAGCTACCACAAACACAACATTTGACAATCGTTTTCCACATACGGCAGGTACTAGATCATGACAACTTATGCAGAATTAGTACAAAACATTAAAGATTTTATGGAAGATGACGGCACAGAGTTTTCTAATGAGATTGATAAGTTTATAGATTTAGCTGAATTAAGAATATCAAGAGATGTAATTACACCTGAGTTTAAAAGAAAAGTAACATCAGCGTTTACAGCTAATGATCCATTTTTAACAATGCCAACTGATTTAGTTACATTAGAACATTTACAAGTTATCAATTCAAATGTGAGAACTTTGCTTCTGTTAAAGTCAGATGAATTTATAACAGAATACTGGCCTAATAGAACATCAACTGGTGTTCCTAAATATTATACTTATTTTGATACCTCTACCATTTATGTTGCTCCAACACCGTCAAGCAACCTATCATTAGAGTTATCATATAAAAGAAGACTGCCAGCGTTAAGCAGTTCTAATACTTCTAACTGGACAAGCATCAATGCAGCTGACGCTTTGTTGTATGCGTGTTTAATAGAAGCATCAGTATTTAACCGAAACTATAATTTACAAGATAGATACACAGCCATGTATCAACAGGCAGTAAAAGCTATCAATAACGAACAGTCTAACAAACTTTCTAGCGATAACTTTTACATGAAAACGGAGGGCTAAATGGCTACATCAAACGCAGCAACCAATTACCTAGAAAGAAGGTTGCTTCATTACATATTTAAAAACAACTCGTTGAGTTTCTCAAGTCCCGGTGACAGCATTTACGTTGGATTAGCAACAGCAGTATCTGACGCTGAAACAGGCTCTTTAACAGAAGCAAGTTTTAGTGGTTACGCTAGGGTACAAGTAGCAGCAGCTAGTTGGACAACAATAGGTGCTGACTCAACAGATACACAGACAGCAAAGAACACGAGTGCGATTGAGTTTGCGGCAAAAGCAGATAGTGGCAACGTCACAATAACTCATGTACTTATCGCAGATGCAAGTTCAAGTGGTAACATACTGTTTGTAGGTGCTTTGGATGCAAGTAAAACTCTAGCACAAAATGACATATTTAGAATAAACGCAACAAACTTGAGTATTGAGTTGAAGTAATGGCTCTTGTAATAAAAGATAGAGTAAAAGAAACTACAACCACTACAGGCACAGGAACGTATACATTAGGTGGTGCAGTAACTGGTTTCGAAACTTTTACGGCTAATCTTAGCAACGCTGACACTACTTACTATGCCTGTACTGATAATACAGATTTTGAAGTTGGCTTGGGTACATTTACATCATCAGGCACAACTTTAGCTAGAACCACAATACTTGCTAGTTCTAACTCAAATAATGCTGTTGACTGGTCATCAGGTACAAGAACTATATTTATGACATATCCTGCTGATAAAGCAGTGTTTCAAGATGCAAGTGGCAATATAAATGGTACATTTGTAGGTAATATAACAGGTAACGTAACAGGTAATACATCAGGTACTGCGGCAACTGTGACAGGTGCAGCACAGACAAACATTACATCTGTTGGTACTTTAACAAGTCTTACAACATCTGGCGATATAAGTGTAGGCGATGACTTAACAGTTAATGGTGGACAAATAGATTTAAGGTCTGACAGTGGTGCTGTTGCCAAGATGAAGTTTTACTGTGAGGTTAGTAATGCTCATGCACAAACACTTCAAGCACAACCCCACTCAGCAGGTAGTAGTGCCGTTCTTGTATTACCGACTGCATCAGGTACGTTAGTTGGTACAGGTGACACTGGATCAGTATCCAACACAATGTTGGGTGGAAGTATAGCAGACAGTAAATTATCTACAATATCAACAGCAGGTAAGGTTGCTATTAGTGCATTAGATATTGATGGTGGAACAGATATAGGTGCTGCTCTTGCAGACTCAGATGAAATTATAGTTGACGATGGTGGGGGTGGCACAAACAGACGTGCTGACATGAGCCGTGTAAAAACATACATAGCTGATGTAACTCTTACAACAGCCGCACAAACTAATATCACATCATTAGGAACATTAACAGCTTTAACAGTTGATAATGTAGCTATAAACGGCACGACAATTGGACATACAGATGACACTGATCTAATGACACTTGCAGATGGTGCATTGACAGTTACTGGTAATCTTGATGTAACTGGTACTCTCACATCTACTGGAGATTTTGATGTTAATACCAATAAATTTAATGTTACTGCATCTAGTGGGAATACAGCAATTGCTGGAACTTTAGATGTAACTGGTACTGTTACTTCTACAGGCAACTTTGACGTTAATACAAACAAATTTACTGTTACTGCATCAAGTGGAAACACAGCAATCGCTGGTAATCTTGATGTATCTGGTACTGTAACCTCTACTGGAAACTTTGACGTTAACACAAACAAGTTTAATGTAATTGCATCAAGTGGAAATACATCTATTGCTGGTACTCTTGATGTAACTGGAGAAATTGATGCAGCAAGTTTAGATATTAGTGGTGATGCCGACATAGACGGCACACTTGAAGCAGATGCGATTACTGTAAATGGCACTGCATTAAACACAGTCATTGCAGATGAAGCAACAGCATTAGCAATAGCGTTAGGATAGTATATGGCAAATACATTTAAATTAAAAACAGATACAAATGTAACAAGTGTAGCAACAATATACACTGTTGGGGGAAGCACTACTACAGTTATATTAGGTTTGGTTTTAGGTAACACAACAACAAGTCAAGTTACAGTAACAGTAACTTTAGAAAATAATGACGGAGATAATGTTGCATTAGTAACAAATGCACCTATACCAGCAGGATCATCATTAGAGATGTTAGCAGGAAATAAGGTTGTTATGGAAACTTCTGATGTATTAAAAGTTGCTGCTTCTGGTGCAACAGATGTTGCTCTATCTATTATGGAGATCACTTAATGCCTTACTTAGGTAATACACCTTCAACAAGTTTTGCAACAATAGTCAAAGATACCTTTAATGGTGGTAGCACAGGATACACTTTATCTAAAGTTGCTACGACTAACTCTGTATCTGTGTTTGTTGAGAACGTAAGACAAGAGCCTACAACAGCTTATTCAGTCAGTGGTACAACTTTAACATTTACTGCTACTACACCTTCAGGTACAGGTAACATCTACGTTCTTCACATGAACCCAACAACAACGACTACGCATCCTGCGGCACAAAATCTTACAGCCGTAGATGGCACGTTTACAGGAGATGTTTCTGTAGGAGATGATTTAAGTCTTGCATCGGATAGTGCAGTATTATCTTTTGGTGCAGACTCAGATGTAACCATAACACATGACCCAGACGATGGTTTGATCTTCAAAAGCACAGCAACAGCAGACGATAATCCATTATTATTAACTCTTCAAACAGGTGAAACTGACCTTGCAGCGAATGATGTTATTGGTAAGATAGCTTTTCAAGCTCCAGACGAAGGCACAGGAACAGATGCTATTTTAGTATCAGGAGCAATACAAGCTATTGCTGAAGGCGACCACAGTGCTTCTAGCAATGCAACTTCATTACAGTTTATGACAGGTGCTAGTGAAGCCGCAACAACTAAGATGACGCTGACCTCAGCAGGAAGGTTAGGTGTAGGACTTACAGACCCATCTGATTTATTTGAAGTTTCTAACTCTGCTGATACACCTACAAGAGCAATAGTAACTGCTGAAGATAGTTCAGGTTCGGCACAAAATGCCTTTATAAAAACTAAAGCTAAAGGTAGTTATTATAATGGTTTAGAATTGGCTAGTACAGATGGTCATGTTGGTTTTTGGGGTGGTTATTACAGTGGCAGTGCTACAATGCAAGCAAGAGTAGGCGGCAGTGGTGTAAACTCTAGTGATGTCCAAGCTATAGTAATAGATTCAAATGGTCATGTAACTATGCCAAATCAATCTGCGTTTTTAGCATACTTATCAACAGAAGATGAAAATTTAACACAAGGTGGTGCAGAAAATAAATTACCATTTCAGACAGAAAGATTTGATTTAAACGCTGATTACAACACTTCAACTTATACATTTACAGCACCTGTAGCAGGAAAATATCAATTTAATGTTTCAATAAGGTTAGATGATATGGCAAGTAATACTACTTATAATTATACCTATTTTAAGACATCTAATAGAACTTATACATTTTGGTTAGCTTCACCTGCTGATTGGAATGGTAGTGCTTTTTACAGTGTAAATGGTTCTATTTTAGCTGATTTAGATGCAAATGATACTTGTTATATTGGGTATATTGGACAAGGTGGAACAGACCAAGCAGACCATGCTGATGGTTATTTTAGTGGACATTTAGTTGCGTAAGGAGAAAATATGGCAAAATTAACATTAACAATAGAGGTAGATGATACTGACCAAACAGTATTAAAGAATGATTTACTAGACATTGATGCTTGGGTGCAAGAAGCAATGACAGGTAAAATTAATAACTGTTGGAAACGTATGCAAACAGAGTGGACTACAAAGCTAATGAACGACAGTAGTTTTACAGACAGCATACCATCTAACAAAGCAGACTTTGTAAAACTAATTACAGCTAGGTCTGATTATAAAGACAGAAAAGCTAGAGATGAAGCAAGTAAGATAGGATAAACATGGCACTATCAAAGATAAACACAAACAGTATAACAGATG